CAGTAGAAGAAACTTATGGTGATGAAAAAGAATAACTAATTAAATAATCGTTCTTTTCAAATAGAGAGAGAGATAGGAGGCGATTTGACATATGGAAAATATAGTTAGGAAACCAGTTAAGCTTCAGATTGCCAAATGCTTTGTCCCTGTTATAGAAGCTATCCAGGATAAAACAACAAGGCATATTATAATAACTGGTGGTAGAGCCAAAGGAGCATCTACTATAGGACATCAGATACCAGTACTCGATATAGTACAACATCCATCACATAACTGGATCATATCGAGAAAAGTAAAAGAAACGCTTAAAGATTCTGTTCATGCTCAAACAAGAGCAGAGATAGTAAGAATGGAACTTGATGACTGGTTCTTCTATAGTGACAAACAAGCAACACCAATTACATATATACCTACCGGACAACAAATCATTTCTAAAGGTGGAGACGATGTAAGAAAGATATTCAAGTCTATTAAACTTAAAACAGGTTACATCAAAGGTATTCTATTTGAGGAAGCAGATCAATATTCAAATGAGAAAGACTTCAGTATTGCAAGAAACTCTGTAATGCGTGGTGTACCAGAAGGTATGGAAGGTAACTTTAAGTTCTTATACATAAGCAACAGAAAGCAAACGAAAGATGATTGGTTTAACGTATGGGTCGATGAGATGGCTCTTCGTGATGATGTACTTCACATTAACATCAATTATCTAATGCTTCCTAAGTCATGGGTAGAACCTGAATTCCATAAAGAGATGGAAATAGTTAAAAAAATGAATCCTAAATATTACGAATATGACGTGTTAGGCATTCCTAATATTAGTGGTGGTGAGGAAACGTTTATGGATGCGGACTTCACACCAGCATTGATCGATATATCACCACATCAAGAATTAAAGTATGTTCCGTTAGAATACTTTGAAGAGATAATTAATAAAAATACTAGAATTGATTTCGGTATTGATGTTGCTAGATTTGGTAACGATAAGACCGAGATATATGGAGTAGTAGATTACTTCACAGTTTATCATCATGAGATAGACCGTAGTGATTTAATGACTATTGTAAACAAGATAAGTCATGTTATAATGGAAATTAGAGAAGTTTATCCAAACATTGAGGAGATATACATTAAAGTCGATGATACTGGAGTAGGTGGCGGTGTTACTGATAGGTTGAAAGAGTTAACCTGGATTGATCCTCACATGGATATCTTAACAATCATACCTGTTAACAATGGTGAAAAGGTAGATAATACCAATTTACAAGCTCAATTATTGAACAAAGGAACTGAAACATGGTATGAACTTAATGCTTTGATAGCTGGTAACGCAGCATCTGTAGCAGAAGGCGGAAGACAGATTGTAGGAATACCAAAAGATCATGATATGATTCAACAATTTAAGAATAGACGTAAGAAGTTTACATCAAGTAAGATGAGACTTGAAAACAAATCAGAGTATAAAAAAAGAACTGGGTATTCTCCGGATAAGGCTGATGCTTTGGCGTTAGCGTATTACAGGCCCACTTCATATTAGATGAAAGAGAGAGTGAGACAATGGGAGAGCGAAAGAAAATAGTTGATACAATGATGTATTCAACACCTAAAGAAGTAACAGAGTACATTAATTCAGAAGCAGATAAAGCAGGATTCAAATATGAGACAAGAAAGATTGATGATAATCTTTACAAAGTTGAAAAGTTTGAAATCATACAAGATAATCGATATGGTAGATCATGATAAAATATCTAGGAACTATTCAAGAACTAACAGATAACGGATTCAAGTATGTTGGTGATTTTTATTACAAACGTGTTAAGGACACGAACTTATCAGTGTCAATTGACATGTGGGCTAACATGAATGCGACAGCAACTAAGATACCTAAATATATCGTTATTACAGACTCCGGTATTGAAGACAGCGATAAATATGCTATGCTCAGTGACGTTAAGATTGTTTGTTTAGACTTATATGATTTATTTGAAGATGTGATTGAGTCTATAGAGTTTCCTAAAAATATTGATCCAATTTGCTTAGAGTTAATAAATGACATTGCAAATAAGAAAGTAAGCGGTAAAGAATTGGAATTAAACATCAGATATCTTATGAACAAAGGATTAAGTCAAAAATGTATTGATCATCAGGTTAAATTACTAGGTGATAAATCATGATAAAGAAAATATTCAACATTATATTTGTCATTGCAGTAGTTGTTGGTATATACTTTGGTTATAGTTATATTAATTTCGATAGCTTCAGCTTCATAGTAATCTTAGCAGGGTTTATATTGCTTTGTATGACGTTGTGGCAAGTAAGAGAAGCAACATTCAAAGCAAACGAACAAATAGATTTAATCACAATAATAATGGCATTAGTATTCATTTGCTTGTTCATAGCATTTGGATTTATATTCAAGAGTTTATAACACAAATCTGAGAGAGAGATTAGAGGAGAGAGAAAATGAGTAAAGAGGCACAAACATATGAAATGATATTCGATGTATCTGAAATAACAGATGATATGCCGGAGAAGGAAAAACTAGAGTTTATGATTGACTTGGAACAATCTATCCAAGAGAAAGTTGTAACTTTACAAAATGAAATGAAAGAAACACAAATTGAAAATGTTACTAAACTGATTCAGGAAAAGGACATTGCTAATATAACTGCACAGCTTCTAACAGTTCCTGAAATTAGTATAGATAGAAATGGTGATGGTGACGAGATGATTATTGATATCAGACTTGTTAAAGTACTTCAGCACAAACGTATTATAGTCAAGATGCCTTCACAAGTACTTCAAACAGACGCAGAAGGTAACATAAAGAATAAAGTAAGCTAATTCACGGAGGTGGCAACATAAATGTTTAATGTAAATAAAAAGAGCACGACAATTCCTTATGGGAGTAACGCTTACAGTGCATTATTGGGAAACAATGGCGGTGATTTGTTAAAAGATAAGTCATACAGTAACTATATTAAAGTCGCAGTAAAGGGTAATCCTGTTGTAGCTGCCTGTTTGAACTTTATCATAACAAATTTATACACCATACCTATTTTACTTGTTGAAGAAAAAGACGAGGAAAACATTGTAATCAAATCACATCCAATACTTGATCTGATTAAGAATCCTAATAAATACCAAGAAGGTAAAGACTTTTGGCAATTACATTATACATACATGTACGCCAATGGTGATACACTTGTTAGAAAGATGGATGTTAACGGTGAACCTATTGCAATGATTCTATATAGACCTGGTGCATACGATATAACCATCAATCCTACTAATTTTGAGAATCTTGTTGTATATAAAGAAACTAAGGGTGGAACAGTTATTCCATATGATGAATCGTTTCTTAGAAAATTCGTTGATCCTGATGATGAATTTGCTGGGCTAGGAGCAGGGTCAAGTCCTTTAGAACCATCTGCAAAGTATATTGTTTTAAATAACAAATATGTAGATTGGAACCATAGAGTACTTGATAACTCAGGTAAACCTAGTGGTGCATTTGTAGTTAAGAAAACAATGGATAAAATGGCATTTGAAAGAATGCAAGAAGAAATCAATCAAATGTATGCAGGTATTAATAATGCTGGTAAAATCTCTGTGTTACATGGAGAAGATGGAACATTACAAACATTTGATGAAAGAACTGATTCTAGCTGGATAAACGGATTCCAAATGACAGCTCAAAAGATTGCAACGAGTTTAGGTTTAGATCCTGGTCTTGTTGGAGATCAATCTAATAAGACATATTCAAACTTTAAAGAGGCTAATAGAAAAGCTTACACTGATTTGATAATTCCTCTTAAAGAAGAAGAACTTGATTTCTTAAATGAATTCATAGTTGCTGATTACAATAAGAAAAGTAGTATAAAACTTAAATTAGTTATTGACTACAAAAACGTAGTAGCTCTTCAAAAGGATTTAACAGACTTAATAAAAGCTTTAAGAGGTGCTACTTACTTAACAGAAAAACAAAAACAAGCTATGATTGGAACCGAACCTGACGAGGATAGAGATATATATGTTATGCCTTCAAGCACCGTTGAGGTAAATTCAGAGAACGGTGAAAGAACCGGTAACAATATCGTAACTCTTGCTCCTGAAGAGGAAGTTGTAGATGATGAAAAGCAGAAGATAATTAAAAAAAAAGTACTAAGTAGTGATGTATATAAAAGAACAAATGATTTAAAAATACAACATGAAGAAGATTTACAACCAAAAATAGAAAACTTCTTAGTTGGCCAAGGAAAAAGAATAGTTGCTTCCCTGGTTAAAAACGAAGAAAAAGCATTCAGTGTTGAAGTTAACGACTTGTTAAGAGATATTGATTGGGAAGAAGAAGCATTGCTATTAAATGGTGTTATGGAACCAACGTTAACATCAGCTTATATAAATGCGAGTAGAGACATTGCATCAATATTCAACTTCCAAGCAGCATCTGTTGAAATATCTTCAGCAAAAATAAGGGATCAAATATTAGAACGTTCAGTATTTGTAACAGAATCTACACAAGATAAAGTATCTCAGATAATCGCAGATGGACTTGAAGATGGTAAGTCTATTGCAGCTATAGCAAACGAAATATCTGACTATGTTGAAGGTTCTAACGTTGCAAGGGCTAAAGTAATTGCAACAACTGAAGTTGGTTCTGCGGTAAATAGTGGAGTATTTGAAACATATAAAAACGAAGGTGTAAAAGAACATGAATATATCACAGCAGGTGATGGTGACGTAAGACATACTCACGCTGCTCAAGATGGTGTAATTGTAGAGATAGGTGAACTGTTCCCTAATGGACTTAGATATCCAAATGAATATGGAGCACCACCTGCTGAAGTAATAGGTTGTAGATGTATTACTTTACCTGTAGAAGAATAATAGGAGTGATTTGAATGACTGACAGAGAACAGAAACAAAGTATGAAAAAGAAAAAGGTAGTAAACGAATCTTATCAAGAGGATCGTGGATATAAGAAAACATATAAAAATCATAAAAATAATGCTAATAAGAGAAAGAAGTGATGAAAAATGGTAATGGTTAGAGGACACCCATGTTCTTTAAGTTCAAGTATCATAATCGCAACAAAGTATTAAGAGAGAAGGTGAAACATGAAAGAGTTTAAGAAAGGCTCAAAATACTTCTTGAATTCCGATAAATCTTTTGAGATTAAGCAGTTAGAAGAAACTGATCTAGGAAAGACTTATGAATTCATTGCTTCAAAGGAAATTGAGGACAGAGACGGAGATACGGTTTTAATTGATGGTATTGATCTTAAAAACTTAGGCAAGAATATGCCCTCACTATTCAACCATAATCCTCACTTCGTAATTGGACATATAATAGAAGCAAAGAAAGTTAAAAAAGAGCTTAGAGTAACAATATTCGTTCTGAAAGATGCAGTAATGCCAAGCGGTGTTAAAATTATTGATGCTATCGATGCAGGTAGTTTAAATGCTGTAAGTATTGGATTCATGATCAACGAATGGAAAGCAAAAGATGCTGATAATATTTGGGGCGGATGGACAATTGAGAAATGTGAATTATTAGAAGTTTCGATTGTAAGTATTCCTGCAAATCCAGCAGCATTAAGAATTAAAGGCTTAGTTAATGGAATGAGCGATGATGATTTTGAAAAGATTATCAAAAGCGTTGATTTAGCAGTAAATAGTTTGAATGCGGACATTTTACCAGTACATGACATTAAAGA